CGCCGGCGTTGCCGTCCGTAGAATCCACCGCCGTCGCCGCGCCGCCGGTTTTTCGTCCGCCGTAGCTTACCGAAACCGTAGACCCGAGCAACGAGGCACGGAACATCCCGCGCACGATCGCGCCGCCACCTCCGCCCCCGCCGCCCGAACGATGCGTGGCCGATGCCCCGCGACGCCCGGAACCGCCCGAACCGCCACCACCGACCAGCAGCACCTGCACCCACTTCGCGTTCGCGGGCTTGGTCCACGTCGGCGAGCTGGTCGCGTTGTCCGCCAACGCAGATCCGTCGTAAACGTCGATCTGGCAGCCGCCGCTCGTGATCGTCAGCACCCCGCCGGTGAACGTCGCGCCGGAAACCTGGATTTCCTCGATCGCGCCGGCAGATGCCGTCGTGCGGCCGAGCAAGCGCGCCGTGTTCATGGTCAGGCCGGACGAACCCACCGCCCCAGACGACGCGATGGCCGCCGCGGTTTTCAGCGTCGCATAAGTCACGTCCGATGGAGCCGAGGGGCTGCCGCCTGTGTTCGCCCGAACCGTGCCTGCCGGCATGTTTGCCATCTTCGCGGTTGTCACCGCCCCGGCGTCGATCGTCCAGGCGGTGCCGCTGCCGGAAACCGTGATGTCTCCCTTGTCGCCGTCCGCCACCGCCGGGCCGGTCGGTCCCGTTGGACCTTGCGGCCCTTGAGCACCGGTCGCGCCCTGTGGACCCTGCGGCCCGATCGCCCCTTGCGGCCCTTGCGGTCCGGTCGCCCCTTGCGGCCCCTGCGGACCGGTCGCCCCTTGTGGTCCCTGAGGGCCGACGTTGCCTTGCGGTCCCTGGACTCCTTGGACGCCCTGCGGTCCCTGCGGGCCGGTTTCGCCTGGCAATCCCTGCGGACCGATCGCCATCCGCACCACGCGGACGAACGGCACAACGGCGTCGGGATTCCCGACCGTCATTTTCACAACACGAATCAGCGGGTCCATGGCTCAGAGCGGCTGGTTGAACTTCGTGGCGCGGCCTTCGACCGTGATCGGCTCCGTGGGGACGATGTGAACCACTTCGCCGTTCGGGTATTGGGCGAGCACGTCCCACACGTATTCGCCGGCGGCCAGCGCGTGCGTACGCTGAGGCGAAAGGTGGATGGCCACTTTCCCCGCTTCCGCGTCCGTGATCGTCGGCGCGAGGTCGCACACCAGTGGACCTTTCGGCGTCGCCCGGATGTGGGAACGAATCGTGCATCCCGTCAGATCGACGGGCGTCTCTTCGAGCTTCAGGCATTCCAGCGCCAGCGCGAAGCTCTCGCCCTTGTAGATCGTCAATCCGCCCTCGTGCATGCCGTCACCCTGCCGCCGGCGGTTTCGCCTCGCGAGGGGCTGCCGGAAGCGTTCGAAGCGTTCGGCGCATCACTCCGAGCGGATGTCCCGGATCGCTCGCGCCCTCACGGCATCATAAAACTGTCGTTCTCGGCGCGACATCGACCAGTAGTCCCACGGATCTTTTTCCGTGTATTGAAGCATCATCTGGATCTGCCGTTCTTTCTCGGCGGAACGCTTCCTTTGTGCCGCAAGTATCGCTTTCGCATCAGCATTCGCTTGAGCGATAGCGAGGGCTGTTTCTTCTTCCGCTTTTTTGCGCTCGTATGCCTCAGATTTCTCGCGGTCATACCCGCAAGCCTTTTTCACGTCATCCGGCAACCTCTCAAATTTCACACTGGTTGCCCCGCCGGAATACACGAACGAAATCCCGCTTGGTGTGACCTTCACGCCTGAAACACCTTCGTAAATTTTTCCATCGGTCGTTTCCACTCTGGCCAGCTTCTGAATGCCCGCCTTCGCCTCATCAGTCGGCTCAAGGCCAATCGACTTTTGCGATTCTGGAGTCAAATCTCCTGCGGCAATCCGGCTCACGCCACCCGCGTGCACGACTCGCAGTTTGTCGCCGTCCATTTCCGCCGAAGTCACGCCTTCAAACGTCCGCCCATTTCTCAGGGCCAGCTTTTGCGGTGGAACACCTGAGAAAGCGGGCACGGAAAGGACGAGGAAAACCGCGGCAAGCAGCGCTTTCATCCCTAATCCTTAACCCCAACCAGCCAATCCTCGCAAGACGTGATCCCGAGGAGGTCCATTTCCATCACCCACCGAGATAGAACGCTACCACGGCGAGCGACCCGTAATCCTCCGTCTCGCGGTCAAAGGTGTATTCCGCGTCCGACCAACGCGTGCCGGTCATGCGGAGCACCTCTGTGATCGCCTCCGGGGCTCGATTCTGGAACGCTTGGCGGATCGCCTCCCGCACGGCATTGGCATCCTTGCGGGTCGATCCGTAGCACCGAAATTGCACCGCGAACGCGCCATCGCCCACCGCACCGGAGTCGAGCACGTCCTCGAACTCCTCCGGCAGGAACTGATAGACCACGCACGGGTTCGCCGTGCCGCCCGGTGCCGCATCGGGGAAAATGCGGTCGGCCACGAGATCGGACAGAGATTCGTTGCCGGACAGCTCGGCGAACATCCAGTTGAGAAAGAGTTCCGGGTTCATGGAAAAAGGTCAGCTTCGCAATGCTTGCTCGATGCCGGCGGCGAGCGCTTCTTTCACGGCCTCCAGCGCTGCCGGCGCGGCGCTTTCCAAGGCGGGCTTCAGGAACGGCTTCGCGCGGTGATACTTCGTGCCGAGTTCCTGGAAGCGGTAGTAGCGCTCCACCGCGTCGGGGTGATATTCCTTGCTCTTGTTGCCCTTGCGGTGCGCCACGCGTTGCGACGCCAGCGCCGGACCGCGCACGGTGATCTTGATGCCGTAGAGCCCTTTCGACGCCTTCGTGCTCGATCGCACGACGAGGCTGCGCTTCGTGGTCCCGGTCTTCACCGGCACCAGCGAATTCGCCTTCGCCTTGATGACCTGGCCGCCTTCCTTCATCGCCCGGTTGTAAACCTTGCGCCGAAGGGCCGCGTCCAGGCGGTTCGCCCGCTTGGCGAGTTCCTTCAATCCCTTCACCTCGAATCGGACGCCGGCCATCGGATCATGCGAAAAAGAGGTTCCGCCACGGATCGAGCAACGATTTCACCCCGAGCGGCAGCTCGACGGCCGCCACGCCCGACCCTACGGCCACCGCCCCGCGGTTCTCGTAGTAGTGCGAGACGAGGAACAACGCCGCCAATTTCAGCGCCGGCGGCATCGTCCCGCCCTCGAAACCGTATTCCAGCGTGATGCGGTGCAGGGCGACCGGACCGGCGATGTCGAGGACGTAGCCGAGATCGTGGTTGCCGGAAAGATTCCACTCCGATTCCGGTACCAGCGCCCAGGTATCGCCGTCCCGCCGCTCGACCTTCTTCACGGACTGCACCGGAATGCAGCGGATTCGGAAGCGCGTCGTCCGCGCCTCGTGCTCCCGGTTGCCTTCCAGCTCGCCGGCAAGGCCGATCACATTCAAGACGTGATCGACCGCCGCCGCGGCGAAATGAGCAATCAACACGTCGTCGAGATCATGCTCCACGCGCAGGTGCTGTTTGACCAAGGTCAGATCGAGGACGGGCTTTGCCATGGGTCAGGCGTGCGGGTGGCCAAAGTAGCCGGCGGCCACGGTCGGGGTGATGAACTGCGGCACCGGGTTCGCCGACGCTTCCTCCTTCGGTTCGTCCGTAGAAGGCACCGAAGGTGCAGGCGGTGCAGGAGGCTCGGAGTCTCCCGGATCGGCGGGCGGTTCGGTTTCCCCGGGAGGATCGTCGTCGCCCTCGCCGGATTCCTCCTGGGCGGCGTCTTGCTCGCCGGTTTCCTGCGGCGCGGGATTCGCTGGCGTGTCGGCAGCGGGAGATTGCACCGGCGCTTCGTCGGCGGGTTTGGGGGCTCGTTTGGCCATGTCGTTTTAGGATTGGAAGGGAAAAGGGCTGGCCGGCCGAAGCCAGCCAGCCCCCGTCATGCCTACGCAAATCACGCCTTCACCTTCAGGCGCGCGAGATACTTCTTGAGCGTCACCAGCGCCCCGAAACGCACGTCCCCCTTGATGGCGGTCATGTTGTTCCCGAACAGGAAGTGTTCGCTCTTGGAGATCGTGAGCCCCTTGCGGAGCGCGATCTTGTGACCGGAATCGAAGTTGCCGTAGACCGCCGGGAACTTGCCCGCGGTGATCGTGCCGAGGCGATCGGAACGATGCAGCGGCGCGCCCAGCAACGTGGACGGCTGGCCGGCGGCGAGCGACGGCATCCAGATCGGGCGGCCGGTCGTGTCCTTGAGCAGGAGAACGGCCTGAAGAAACTCCTTGGACGCCATCCACGCGGCGTTGTTCTG